ACTAAGATCAAGCCGAGCACTCTGCCTAGACATCCTTCCAAGTTAACTCCACTCCCGGCCACTTGAGGGCTTCCTTGAGACTTCCAGCCTGTTGCCGCAAAAATTGCTCATTGGGTTGCCATGCCTCGTCGGGAATCTGGCCGGCAATTATCGCCGCGAGAAACGCCTTACGATCAATGACCTTGGCATCATAGATGCGGCGGTAAGAAAAGCCAGTCAATTTCGGAGTAGATTTTGGCAACACCACTGCAGCCGGCTGGATCGGTTCGTCCAGCACTTCTGCCGCCGCCTCTGTGGCGCCGGCAGCCTCGAGGGTTAAAGCTAATTCTAATGCGTCAGCTTCGGCCTGCCGCTTTGCGGCTAGTTCTAACCGCGCCTGCTCCAGCCTACGCTGTTGCTCTTGGGCCTGGGTCCAGGCAATCATCGCTTGCTTCAAATCTCTCTCGCCTCTATCCAGCGGATCATCTTGAGCTTTTTTTTGCTTGACAGCTTCTTTGTGTGCGGCGAACGCCTTGGAAATTATCGGGTCGTAAGACTCGTCAATTTTCTTGCGTAGTACCTTGATCGCCTCGCGCAACTCCCCTGCTGTGAGGTATTGATCGTTGTTGGCGATTTTGAAGTTTGAGGCTTGAACGGCCAGAGATTTGACTTCAGATTCCAGTTCCATTAGACGTGCCTCCATGTTTCTCGGCGCACGACCTTCCCTATCGCAGACCGAGTGACGCCAAACTCTTGCCCCAATTTAGGTTGAGTTTCGCCAGATTCGTACCTCTTGCGAATTTCCTTAATTTCACTCTCCAAAAGCCTGGATATGGGGTTTGCTTTCCCTATGCGCGGTTGAGTACTTCGGCCTTTATTGAAACTATCGTCGTAGTTCTCTTTCTTGGTTCCAAGAAATAAATGGTCCGGTCTGACGCATGGCGGGTTGTCGCAGGCGTGGAGTACGTTCAAGTCGTGAGGGATAGGGCCGTTTGCCAACTCCCAGGAAAAACGACTCGCTATTATGCCGCGACCCTTGACCCAAAAGTGACCATAGCCACGGCGCCTCTTGCCGGCTCTCCAAAGCCAACAGGTTGGGGATTTTTCCACTTTGCCCCAAAATCGATCTTCTGTAGATAGTTGTGCTGCTTTCCACTTCTCATAGCAAGGAACTGTGCAAAATCGGCGCTCATTGGAAGGATAATCGATAAAGGTACATGCGCAAGCCTCGCATTGAAAATCTTTTTTCATCGTCCTCCTAAAAGATCGTAGACTCGCCTACACGCTAAAAAGTCCGCAAAATCCGTTCGCTGATCGCTCGCCGGATAGGCGAGATTTGGTTCTCCACCGTATTCGTCGAGTTCCACGGCGAGCCGTTTCCATTTGCCGCCCCAACGGCGCTGCACCGGATCGAGATACGCAGCGAGCTGCAAAGCCGTTGCCCTGGTTTTCTTACCCGTTTTCCAATCGATCAAGATGTCTCCCATACTGGAGCTTCCGATCCCATCGAACGTATAGCCATAGAGATAGTCGGGGTGATAATCCGGCGTTTCCAAAACGACCGGCTTGAATTTCATCGACTCATAAAATCGGACTCCGCTCAGCACCCAGCCCATAATTCGCTCATCCACGGTGCTGAAATCGAGCTTGTTAGCACCGAATAGCGCGAGAGCTAAATGCACCAGCGTTCCGCGCTCTGCCGCCGCGTCGTTCCTGGCGAAGTCAGAGATAAGGCCGACTCCGCTAATTATTTGCGTTACCGAGGGGATACGCACGGAGCCGAGATAGTATGCGTGGCTCTCCGGGTCGAAGCGGAATTTCTCCATTACAGCCCAAGTTCCTTTTTGATCTTCCAATAGTGTTGCGCGTGGGTCAGATTGCACTCTCTGCAATATGATTGTCCGTGTTGATGATGACCGTTGACACAATAAAGAGACTTGCGCAGAGATGCCCATCGTTTCCGTGTGCGGTCTCTGCAAATCTTGCAATATCGGAAACCTTCAGAAAGATAAAGATTATCGCCGCTCAAGGAATGTCCGTGTTTACAATGGGTCTTTTTGGCATTTTCGGCAGCAGGGCTAATCCCGCGAAGTACATTTACTCGACAAGTCACAGCTTGTAGATGGCGGTGATTTACGCAACAGCGAACGCGGCAGAGATGATCGAGTTGCAAGCCCGGAGGGACGGAGCCATGTTTCATTTCATAACTAAAGACGTGCGCTTGACTTATTTTATTACGGCCGGCCGGCCCAACAGAAAAATGACCGTAGCCTCGTTTCAAACTTCCTTCCCAAATCCAACAGCCGGAATTCGGTTCGGGAATATATCTCGATTCAAAACGGCGCACTATTTGTTCCGGGCTTGATCGTTCGCGTAACATTAAAGACCTAGCTCTCTTTTTTTCCGATTGTATTCGGCGCAGATCCGCGCCTGGACCTTCCCCGGCTGTCCTTTCAAAAAATGATTAATGTCTTTCGGGTTCGGGAATGTTGCCGCAGTGTATCCGGCGATTTCCTCCAATGCGACTTCCTCTACGCTTTTCTCCGGTTCTTTCTCCGGCTTGCTTTCGCCATTTGCCGCAGCTTCTGTCGCTTGTCCCGGTTCCGCTTCTTCTTGGTGTGCCTCGCCTGGTGCTTCATTTTCGGAGTCGGTAGGCTTAGAAGATGATGCCACGGCAGGTTGACCATTGCTCGGCTCCTTTATGGGTCGCGGAATTTTTAGCGGCTCGGGCGTCACGTCGCGCGGCTCCTCTGGAATGTCACGGGCTACATCGGCCGGCAATAATCCCTGTGCGGCTTCCGGGATGGCATCGTCGCCAGCCCGATGTCGCGCACGGTTCTGCAACATGTCGCCGGGATAATTTTTCCAATTATCTTTCGTCAGCAACCCCGCTGCTTTTGCTTCTTCCATCGAAAAACGCCGGGTGACTTCGTGCAGGTTACCGCGTCGCTTGATCGTGCATTCTCCATACCCCTGTTTCAGGGCTTCATCGGGTGCCGTCTCGCGGAACCATTCGCAGAGGGGGTGGGAAATGATGAGCGACCAATAGCCGTTACTGTGGATCGAAGGCCGGCCATTGATGATCGCGATTGATTCGAGCGCCGCCATCGGCGGCAGTCCCACTTCTTGGCCTTTCTGCCAGCACGCAAGGACAGCGCCCGGTTTCCCGATCATGCTTTTCGGTACGAAGTCGGTCTGTGAAATTTCCTTGGCGTAGGCATATAAAGACTCCCAAGTATCGGGAAGAAACGTAAAACCGGCTTTAACTAATGGCCGTGGTGCTCGCGCGATTATTTCTTTTTTCTCTATAGGCTGCTCTCCGTTTGACATTGTAATCCTCCTTATGATTGTTCCGGTATTCTCTGGCCCGTAGTTTGTTGCACATTTGACAAGAACGACTGCCGTGTATTGTGCGTAAATTTGATCCTTCGTAAGGATGGCCCGCTGGGCAATGAGTTTTGCGTGCATGGATTCCTGACCAACCGTAACCCCTTAAAAGATTTACTCGACAAGTTACTGGCTCAAGATGGTGCGGGTTTACGCAGCAACGCATACGACATTTATGATCTAATTGTAGCCCATCAGGAACTTTCCCGAATTGGAGTTCATAGCTAATAATATGGGCCAGTCTTTGCTTGTCAGTGTGAGAAATTCTGAATTGACCGTATCCTGTTCCCGTGCGAAGCCCAGCTATCCAAATCCAACAGCCGGAATTCGGTTCGGGGATAAATTTCGCTTCAAATCGTTGGAGGAACATTGCCGGTGTCTGCGGTTTAGTTTCTCCCGTCATATCATTCTCCTTTTTTTATTCCGATTTGAATTTCCTTCCAACAGTGTTGACATGCCAGGCTCGGTATACGGCCGGGCACCGGCGTAAAAAGCGCATAGCAAAACTGGCAGTACGCCCGCTCGCCTTCGGGTGTGTACTCCTCGTCACACCGTGGGCACTGAATTACTGGATATCGATGCTCACCGTGTGCATGTTCCGTGACCAGCCGGTCGGTCATGGCTTCCTCGCTGAATCTGGATGGTCTCGGCCAAGTCATATCTTGGCTCCCGGTAGTTCGATTTTTATAATGCACCAGTGCGTGTGGCTGTTGCGCGCCTGACATAACTCAGCGGCATGTCTTTCGGCGTATTCTCTATCTTCAAATTGGTGCCTGCGGATAAGCCAGCGTCGCTCGCCGACATGCCAGAGAGCGACCAGGTAACGAGTACAAGCGACCGGGTACTTGCCCTGAATCACCTGGATCTGTTGTGTAGTGGCTTTGGCAAGATCTAACTTCATAACCCGACCCTCCATCCCCACTTAAAAAACTGCCACCAAAACCAAGCGAAGAAGCCCCCAAGCCAGCCGAAAAACAAAGCCATAGCGAGATAAAATTTAGCGCGGTTCATTGCGTCTCTTGTTCGCAAGCTGCGCTATTCTCTGCGCCAACCAGGTATCGGGCCGGCGCGCGACCTGGCGGTAAACGGGAGGCTCGACATAAAGTCCATTGTTGGTTTTTGCTTGGGAAAAAATACGCTGTATGAAAGTTTGATTACTGATTTCAATAGTGAGTCTTGCCATATATTTCTTCCAACTCATTTCCCTTTCTCCCATTCGTAATTTTTGCACCTTGGACATACCTTTGGTTTTTGCGGCCGTTGCGGATACCACCGATGGCCGCACACTTTACAGAGTAGGCTTAGCATCTTCATGTGAATTCTTTTACTACGACGTTGGGGTAAAGTCAATAACTATTCTTTTCGCGCCCGCCCTTGACGGAGGCGGGCTTGAGGCGCTTGGTGGGCGCCACCGCTCCCCAGGGAGATGGGCTGGGGAAGTCAATGTCCTACTCCATTTTCCGCTGTAGCGAGGGTAGTACGTCCGGTTTCGCCGCCGCCTTGATTCTCTCGTCAGTCCAGTCAGGATGCTCCCGTGCTATCGCAATAGCGCGGCAAATTTTGTTGTGTTGCAGGTAATGATACCCATCGAAAAGGGAATCAGTACTGACAAAATACTGATCCGTGCAAAAATGGCATGTTTTTTTCATCTCCGTCATCTCCTTTTTCCGCCTGGTTAGCAGCCAGGCGTTTTGGCTCTTGGGAGAGCGATATTAGTTTAAGGTCAAAATGAACCCAGTGGGGCTTGCGACATCTCTTGGCGGATATCGTCTAACTGCCCTACATAGCCATAGCGTTCACCCGGATCACTACCATCGTCTGGATGATAGTATCCAGCCGCATAAATTGCCGGGCCGCGTGATGTGCTTTGGCTTGGCCATACTTGTATCTTGCTGTTGAAAAATTTTGCGATTGCCTGGCGTTCCGCCTTCTTAATTGTCATTTTCTCATCTCCTTCTCTCTGGAGTTAAATATCAATTCCTTACAAAACCAGACCCACAGCCGGAATTTGCAAATCGGAAAACGGCGACCCGCAGATCTCACAAATCCACGAGTCGGGATGAGCATCCATCAACAACCTGATCTCTATTTCAGTTATAGTCATGTTACGCCGCCTCTCTTTCTTCGACGTTCACCACGTTAATCCCCCGGATATAATCCGCCGCTTTTTGCGCCTGGCCGGCTGCCCAGGGAACCCACTTTCGAGCGGACTTGTCTTTCAGGACAGTCAGCCAATGCTCTAGGTAGCTGGCGGAGTTTTCAATTGTCCGATCTTCAATCCCCGCTATCCCGCAGAGATAAGAGGCGGTAAACTCCGCGACTAGTTCTTCTTTGCTATAAGTATGATCGCCGAACGATGACTTGAGATCTCGATCAAGCCTGGACTTGTGGCCCGTCGAATGGCCTAGCTCATGGAACAGCGTTGAATAGAACTTCTCAGCTTGCGCGAATTGCGACATCTCAGGGACAACAACCAAGTCTTGACTAGGGGAGTAGCAAGCCTTAGACGATGCCTTTATATTTACTGTGGGGCGGTTTGGCATCGCGTCTACCATTGCTTGCGCATTCGGGATGACTTCGTGCTGGAACTTCTCGCCTGGCGAAAGATCCGGCACCTTAAGCCCATCACATTGATCCGTATTGAACACGGAAGAGTAGCGGAGAACAGCATAGTCATGTTCCTCGGACTCGCCAGTCTCTTTATTGATTTCCTCTTTCGTCATTGGCTTGTAGAAAACCACGATTGACGGTGACTTCTCGCCTTGCCGGACATGGCCGCCCAAGGTCTGGGCTTGCTTGTAAGTGACCCAGAACGGGGATTGATAGCCCATCGTGATAGAAGTCATCGAGAGTAAAAACGTGTTGATACCCCGATAGGGCTTTGTCGAGGCAAAATTTCGCGGGATGCCATACTCGCCTTTTTTCCACGGGCATTGCCATGGGACCGTGCCTTTTTCCAGAGCGGAAATAATTCGCTGGTTGACAATTTCATAAACGTCCATTTTCTCATCTCCTTTTTCTCGCCAGCTTACCGGGCCGGCGGTTGGGCTCATCCGGGGAGCGATATTAGTTTTTTGTGCCGGGGTATTTAGCTTCTAATTCCAAGTCGCGCTTGGCGTAGTGAAAAACCGCAGTGGGGCTAACGCCATATTCTAACATCTGTGACATCGTCCGTTCGAGTTTTTCGGCATAGAAGTTGCCGAATAGCCTCGCTGCTCTTTCACTCCAATAGTTAAACTTTTCATCTGTGTTCATGGTCATCTCCTTTTCCGGTCAGCGGGCTTCCGGCTCGCGCGGGGTCAACGCTGATAATTCTGAAACGATCGATCAACGATAATCCAACGGGAGCGCAAGCCTAGTTTGTCCTTGCCCTTGCGCCCTAACGTGGCATACTCTGCGCATTGTGCTACCGTGGGGAACGATGCCCAGGCGAAAACACGGATGCCCTTGAGTATGCCGTCGGTGAACTCTTTGGTGAAGTAGATTGTTTCCACGTTATTCCCCCCCCTCTATCCACATTTGCCCTACGCGGCATGGGCCACGTCTCGCAATCTCTGCCTTGGCTCCCTCGGCGCAATCTCGGCACACTGGTTGCCGCAGCACCGTGCCGTCCTGGAGCTCGGAGCACACATTGGCCACTACTCTTGGGTTACCACAACTATTGGTCCCCAGGCATCGCGCGCATATTTTCGTTTTTTTCCGCACAACCCACTAATAAAGCAATCCTGATGCCAAGCATGTAAGTGTGCGATTTATAAAGGGATGCTCACGTTTTAATCACCTAAATCGTATGCTAAATCAGTCAGTTCTCACCCGGTTTAGCATACACCCCTCGGTAAGTGCCAGAATTCACTAAATTCGAGTGCAGGGAAATCATATTCGAATAATCGAATATAGATTTATGTTGCGAAATATCGCAACTGTGTTGTATTTTGCAACAATGCTCTACCGAGGCCTGGAAGCTATTGCCAAGAGGCTCGGATACCAGTCGCCCAGCGCAGTTAAACTGGCAATCCAATCCCGTCGGCTCCCAGCATACAAAACAAAGCTCAAACATGGTCGCTATGGCTGGGTAACGAGCGATGATCTAATCTTTTGGCTCGGGACCAAGGATATTGCGGATAGATTGGTGCCGCACGGCCAAGTGCCGATATTTCGGCACATGCGCCGCCGGCCCTTGCGACGCAACCGCAATCGGCATCGAGCTCGGCGAGTTTTACCAGCCGCAATCCCGAAAAGCTTGTAAAATCAGATAGTTATGCGTGCGACGTCTGATAACATATTTTATGTCAACTCGGCCCATAGTTATACTTAACTATATCATCTAACCCATTGGTTTAATTACCATTATGCATTCCAGGCGGACACCGCAGATGGCGGCTCTGGCACCCCATAGGGGGAGGGGTCGGCCTTCCCTTTCCAACGCGCACGACCCCGCTAGGAGGTACACCCACCCCCGTCGCATTTTCCGTGATGACTCGCCAATTGGGACTCCTTCAGGAATGGCCTAATTTAAGCATTAGAGCCACGAGGCGAGGGGTAAAGTGGGGGGGGTGAGGAGATTACTTTTTCGTCTCTTTTTCAATCTCATTTAAGAGCCTATCAACCAACGGTGTTGGCCTACTCGATAATTCGATTCCCGGATTCGGTTCCATTCGGTTCCCATTCGGTTCCCGTTTTTTGGGAACCGAATTAAGTCCTTGCTGTACTTGTATTTTCTCATCAAAAACGGATTCGGTTCCCAAAACGTTTTTATTCTCTTTCTTAAGACCGGCCGTAGTAGGATAAGAGTATAAGGCACCTTTTTTTTTGGGAACCGAATCTGAAACACCATCTAAGTCTGTATTATCGTTATCGAAATACGGTTCCCGACCATATTTTGCACTACTCTCTGCTAAATCATTGATTGCATTAGGGAAAATACGGTTCCCATAGGTAGCGGGAACCGAATGTAGTGTGCGAGCTAAAACATGGAGAAAGGGATCGCCTCTTTTCCCTTTACCCGTGCGTTCGATATCGCCCGCCTTTACTAATTCGCTGATCGCTTTACCGACACAAATAGTTTTCGCTGGTATTGCTGCTCTGATTTCTTTCACGCTCTGTTCTGGGTTTTCGCCGACGTAATCTAAAATTGCAGGCTTAAGAGATTCAATTTCGCTTTGCTCCCGAGTGCCGGCCAACTCCAGGAAGCCTTCGCGGTCAAATCGTAAGGCGTATTCGGGGAAGTTGCGGCCGCCGCGTCCTTCGGTTCGTAGAATCCGCGTATCTGATTCTGGTAACTTTTTGATATGCAAATACTGGTAAAACATACCCCGCAGAGCCGTTGACCCGACTGAGGCATCAAGATCGTCCAGGCTTTCCTTTTTGGCATGGTGCGTGAGCATAACGTGGCAATTTTGCTGCCGTGCGGAGTCTAATAGCGGTTCAATCGTGTTAGTCACTTCCGAGTAATCGTTGATATTTTGGAAACGGAACAGGCGTTGAAGCGTATCGATTATGACTAACCTCACGCCATTCTGCTTGATTCTATGCATAATCCACGTCACCGCATCCCTGGGCGCCGTGCCGGCATGGAAAAAGATCGGGTCGATTTCTCGCAAGCCGAAATGTAGAAACAGCTCGGCGGTTTCTTGTAACGACGCATCAAGGGAAAGATAGGCTACTGGTCCAGGCTGTGTTTCGCGGCCTAAAAATGTCATTCCCCGCGCAACGGCCAAGGCCAGGCAGACCGCAAATGTACTCTTGCCGACCTTTGGCTTTGCTACGAGCATCGAGCATCCGCCAACAGGTAAGCACTGATGCCATATCCATCGCGTCGGGTCCGGCGGTAGACTGAGAATGTCTTTGGCCGTCAATAATTCGGGCCAGAGATTCTGCTGGGTCAGAATTTTAGCTTTTTGTTCGGCCGGGGCGTCTTGTAGTTTTTTCTCAAGCGCTCGCTCTAATGGTGGTGCCATCTATCAACCCCTCCAGCGCCTCACGTTGTTCGTATAGCGAGACTAACTGTTCCGGGTCAATCAGATCCTCATGAAGAGTTTCCAAGATGGCCCACTCACGGCCTGATGCCTCAAGCTCTGTTTTGATCAACGCTACGTCGGCAAAGGATTCGCGCAAAATATCGCGCGCCATTTGCGCCCTCGCTCCGATCTCAATCAGCCGATCGGCTATCCGTACGGAGATTTCAACCGACCAATCTTTGATTTTTCGCGCTGCAATGCGGGTATCATCCGGGATCACTCGCTTGTGCAACCCATGAATTCCAAGGTGAGCACAGACTTCTCTGAAATCTTTTCCGCTCCATTTCATGAGGAAATCGAAAACATCTCCGGTCGCGCCGCAACCGAAGCAATAAAAAACCCCAGATTCCTCATTGACCGAAAAGCTTGGGTGCTTGTCTTCGTGGAATGGACAACAGGCTTTCCATTCCTTACCCGAAGGCTTTAGCGCTAAATATTGCGAGATCGTATCGACTATGGACGGTTTGTCCATTTAGCACCTCCAGATGCTAGGCGGAGCCGGCTGGAGGACCGGCCCCGCCCGGAAGGGAAAGACTCACGGTAGCGATCCGCGAGCGGGAACATGTCCGCCAATGTAAAAGATTCGCCGTCCTGGTGTCAAGAAATTTTCTGTTGAAGGATTTTTTCCATTCTGTTATACGGCATCTGTGGACGTGACTTCCATTCGCCTCGGCTTGCCGGTCGCCGTCTTTAAGGATCTGGTCAACCTGTTTGCCGAAAACGGCTGCGATACCGAGGAGGCCGCAGCTATCGCCATTCATGCTCTGCTTTTGAGCTTCGCCCGCGGCCGTGGCATTCCACTGACCGAAACGATCTTGCAAAGCGGTGCCCTGCTCGATATTTTCATCCATGCCCACACTCACTATTGAGATGCCCGATGAAGCCTGGGAGCTGCTGGAAATGGGCGCCCAAAGGGCTCAAAGCCAGATCGCCGAGTTCGCCTTTTTCGCGCTTTGCTCAGTATTGGCAAATTACGCGGTCGAGGTTGAGCTGGAAGAAAATAGCCGGGTTTTATTTCCTGCGGATAATGTTCCTGATCCAGATCGGAGCCTGGACGCTCTGGCTGCTCGGATGGTTTTTCTCTCGGATCTGACACCATGAAAACGAAACTTCCCACCACTTCCGTCTACATGGGCGAAGCCCGCCCGGTAAAACTATCCAAATCCGTGGAAGACGCGGTTCTCTACGCGATCAAAAGCCTGGTCAAGCAGAGCAAGGCTTTATCCGAAGCCGACTATACGACCTACGGCACCGTCCGCGCGCTGCGCCGCCACTTAAAGCTCGATCTCGATGGGATGGCGGAAAAGCTTTCAGTGACCAGAGAATGGCTGGAAAAATTCGAAGGCCAAGTCTCCGCGATGGAAGTCGGCAAAACGATGGCGTATACCGCGAAAACCATCGATGAGGTATACCGGCTCCTCTCTTTTGCCTCGGGCGGACCTGACTCCCGCCCCCAGATTAGCGTCGGCGACCTGCTCAAATACTTGACCGCCGATCAGTTTAACCTTTTTGTCGAGTGGGTGGAACAGGCCAAAAATAAAAAGCCCGAGCAGGCCCCGCCCGCCGAAGCGGATATCCTGCAATGAGCATCGAGCATGCCATAGAAGCAGAGCGTTGCCGGCGCGACGCCCACTATTTCATTTTCGATTCCGGCAAGTTGAAAACCAAAGACGAGCAAGATCACGAACACCCCATCAAATCGGTCCCCGATTATCTTTATTTACGGATGTTTCTGGACTGCCTGCTCGCCGGCAGCAAGCTCATCAAGCCGGAACAGGCCAGGTTTGCCCTGCAAAATGGCATCGCCAGGGAATTTCTCGACTATTTGTCCGAGTCCGGCGTGTTGTTCGTGGAAAAAAGCCGCGATCTGTTCATTACCAACCTGGTCTGCTGTTTCATCCACTGGCGCGCCAAATACGTGAACTACCAGTTGATCCTGGTGCAATCGAAAAACGAAGATGACGCGGCCAATCTCGTTTTCAATAAAGACCCCGACGCGGCGCGCTTGAGTTTTCAAGAGTATCAACTGCCGCACCATTTGAAAACCACTGAACTCAATCGCGGTTCCTATGCTAGAATTTCGTGGGCCTCGGGCTCCAGAGTCAGAGGCATCCCGGAAGGGGCCAGAGTCATTCGTTCGGAGCATCCCTCTATGGTCTTTTCCGATGAAGGCGGCTTCCAGGACGAATTCGACGCTTCTTTCACCGCCGCCTTGCCCGCCGTTTCCGGCGGCGGTTTTTTTCTCGCCGTCAGCTCCGCTGAGCCAGGGAGTTTCCAGGCGATCGTCAAGCCGGATCAGCAAAATACCGCGACTCATCTGCCTGGGTTCTCCTATCGCCTGGCAGATCAGACGGTAGCCGTCCTGCGGATTCATTACTCGGCCCATCCCCAGCGCATTCCAGGCACGATCGCGGGCGAGGATTGGAAACGGCGCGAAGCCATGCGCTATCCCGGCGGCATCGGCTCCCCGCGCTGGAAGAAAGAGCAGGAAATCGACTATGGAGCCTTGTCAGGAACCAAGCTTTTCCCCAATTGGGAACAATGGCAAGCCAATGGACGAATCGTTATCGAACCTTTTGTTCCTCATGGATATCGCCTTTACGGTTCATATGACCACGGTTGGCGCAACCCTGCTGCTTACCACGTTCATGGGGTATCGCCCGATGGCGACATCGTGACATTGTGGGAATTTTACGGCAATTACGTCCCGGCCCATCAAATCGCCAAGATGATCAAAGGCGAAAATATCTCTGCCGAGGACGGCCGGCGATTTCTAGGTAATCCGTTCGCCGGAGAAGAAATTTTCAAGATCGCTGACCCTTCGATCTGGGCCGAAGATGTCCCCCAGTCAGACAAAACCAATAAATCCACCGCCTGGATCTTCGAACGTAACGGGGTCTATTTCCAGCCAGCCGAATATGGAGGCGATACCACGGTGGCCGAATGGCTTGTCGGACATTTCTGGAAAGATCCACAAAAACCGCTATATCGCATCACCCGGAACTGCCCCAAGCTCATCTGGGAGATTGGCCAGCAAAGATTCAAACAATTCTCCGAAAAGGTCGGCCTCCATCGCGATCAACCCGAGGAGCTGGTAGACAAAGATAATCACGCCTGGGATTCACTGAAATCGTTTCTGAGGCGGTTCCCGCCCCCGGCGGCGCAAAAAGCGCCCTTGCTCAAACCCAACACTTTAGCCTGGTGGAAAAAACAAATGCAACGACAAGCGAAGGGACTTCCGATGGCAAGCTACAGAGTAACCCCGTCAGATAGTTTTGCTCGCGGGGGTCAAGGGGTAAACCATGGCTCATGAAAACGAAGGATTGTTCTCCAGACTGCGCGGGCGCTTATCGGGAAAATCCGGTCAAGACGCAGATTCGACCATAGCGTCTAAAGATCGCGTCAAAGTGTGGAAAGATCGCATCGCCAAGGCGAAAAAACTGCGCTCTGACTGGGAAACCGAATTTAAACTCAAAGAGCTTGAAAATATGTACCTCGGAAAGGAAACAGAGGGCATCCGGGTGTTCAATCATTTTTTGGCCACACTCAAATCCGAGTTGCCTCCGATCTTTTTTACCAATCCGACTTTTATGGTCAGAGCCAAACCGAAAAGCGCCGGGCCCGCCGCCACCGGCCAACTGATGAGGGCCGAAGGCGTGCTCCAGTCCATTGCAGTCCATGACGATAACTTGGAAGAGTCCGGCGAGTTAGCCATCGCCCAGTCCTATTTTCGCCTCGGCGTACTCAAAGTGATCTTTGATCCCAAGTTGGAACCCAATCCCCGCGCCGGAAAGCCGGTTTTCATGCATAACGCCGATCAAACGCCGATTCTCGATCGACAGACCGGCCAGCCCCAATTGCTGCTCGATCCCGATAGCGGCCAACCCGTGATGGAGCCCAATTTTATCGTCTCCGATGAGGTGTATCGCTGGGAATGGATCGATGCACGCAAAATGCTGCTGCCGGATCAAGGCCCGGATCAAAGAAAATGGACTTGGATCGGGGAAGAGGTGATCACCTCTTTGGAAGAGGCCAGAACCGATGAGAGATTTCCCCAAGAACTGCGGGAAAGACTCAAATCCAATTACAGCGCAGATCCCGACCGGGAAAAAAATTCCACCCGCTATGAGACCGAACAAGATCACGACGAGATGATTTGTTATAGCGAGTGTTACGATATCAAACGCAAACAGTGGTATATATACGCCGAAGGCCAAGACTTCGAAGATTTTTTAGTCGAGGGAGCGCTGCCCGACGGCATCGAAGATCATCCCTATGCCATTTTATCCGCTTTTAATCCGATCTTCGGTCCCAAACCGAGCCCCTGGCCGCTCCCCGAAGTATTTGCCTGGAAACCAGTGCAAGAGGAATACAATATCCGGCGCACCCAGATCACCGCCGGGGCCGGACGGAGCGCGCGCAAATACTATTACGATGAATCGACTTTTGACAACGAAGAGGAAGCGAAAAAGGCGTTGGTATCGACCAGAGACATGGAAGGGGTCAAGATCACGAGCATTAAAAATCCGCCAGTCATATTGACCGACCCTGGCCAGACCCCCGATCTGTATAAAGACATCCAGCTATTGACCGAAGACAAGCGCCAAATCACCGGACAGACCGGCGCCAAGCTTGGATTGCCCAATGCCTCTTCGGCCACCGAGGCCACCTTTGCCGAACGAGCCTCGGACTCCAGAACTGCTGATAAACGCAAAATGGTCAACCGCTGGATGCGCAAGGCCGGGCGTAAAATGCTCCAGCTCGTTCAGGGCACGATGACACTGGACATGTACGTCATGATCCGCGGCCTCAACAATATGGAAGTAGAAGACTATGCGATGCAAGTCTACGGCTTGAACCCGCTGATGTTGCGCATGCTATCGGGCATCAAAGATATCTTGATCGAGCGGCTGGGAAAACAGGATTGGGTAAAGACTACCCGGAGCGAGCTCATTTTCGAGGCCGATGTCGAGGTCGTGCCCGGCTCGGTGCGGCCGCGCACTCTGGATGTCGAGGTTGGTGTCCAGCGCGCGCACGATCGCCTGCTCGAGCGTCATCGCTACCAGCATCTTGCCCGGATCGAGCGGCG